AATAAAACAGAATAAGAAGTAAGTTCTTTCAAATTCTGCTTTTTCCCTTTGTACGTAATATTTACCTGCATTGTTGTGCGAATTGCATTGATCGAAGTCCCTTCGATGTCTTTTCCGGTTTCCGACATTGACATCTGGCGAAGCAAAATTGTCGGGAAAATCGGATTTCCGTCTTGTTCCTCGTCCTGTGTAATGTTCATGTCTGGGTATTTCTCAGAAAAGTGCTTTCTCAAAAAAAATGAAAACATGGTAAATATTGTGGTTTCAAAATCCATTGCCCACATGTTGTTATTATCCATTTCCAAACACCTTCCTTGCGACCGAAACATAGTTTTCGATAATTTCCTGACTCGCTTTTAAAACAGGCATAGTTGCTTCCACGCCATGTGTTAAAACCAATTGACCGTCATCATCGTAATATCCCCAGACTTTTCGCTGTCCATGTCCTGCACCATAAGAGCCTATCAGAAAGCCGAACTCCTGCCCTTTAGGGTGTGGGCTTGTTCCTGTAGGCCCATTGTAATAAACGCCAGCCCCAAATTCGATAAACAGAAGTTCTTTCCCTTCTACGATAAGTTTTGCACGAGATACGTCCCCGAACGATTCCATTTTCACATAACTGTAATGGGATGTATCAGAACCGCTTCTGACCCCATTTTCGTCATATGTATAGTTTGCCGCGCCCATGTTTTCGTCAATGACTGGTATTCCAGACTCTGCCAATGCTTTTACAAGTTCATCTGTTTTTTTTCGCAAATATTCCTTGTATTTTCGGAGCTCTTTTATTGCAATATCAATCGATTTAGGGGACAGCCCTATTGTGATGTTATGTCTTGCCATGTCAAACCTACTTAACGTTTTTTTGGAGCAAAAACAAGTCGACCGTCAATCCTTCGTCTGCAACTCCAATAACTTTATAGTCAGCGGACTTTGGGTCGGGTCTAAGATTTTTATGCGCCACAGAAGATTTTTTCCAAACAAGGCTGCCAACCGTTAGCGGCAGCCTCCCTTTATCAGACGCAATCTGCACGTAATTTGTTGATTGGTCTATCCCGAATTCTTTCATCAACGCTTCGCTTAGCTTGTTGCTTATATTTGCAAAAAATTTGACCGGCTCTTCATATGCGGTTTCTGTTTCACCTGTAATAACCGGTACGGATTCGCCATCAATGACAATGTATTTAACGTCCCCGTTTTCGTCCAATTCGTACACGGGTCCTCTTCCATTCGGAAGCGAATACAACATTTTTTGTTTATTTATGTCAAGCATCTTCTTTAATCTCCGGAAGTCCAGCGATACTTGTCAAAATAGATAAGCATCCTGCGAGAACTGACGCAGACGCTACCATAACCCAGTTTACGTCTCCAATGACCGCCGCCGTTCCGATTGTGGCAACTGCTGTCTGTGCACATGTTTTAACAGCTCTCACTGCAGCCGCCTTCATCCACTTCATACCGTATTCGCTCATGGTGTTGCCTCCTTGTTATTTAATCGTGTTTCGATACCATCTATGCGGTGATGCGCAGATTTTACAGACGCGTCAAGCTCTACGATTTTTTCACCGTGTGCCTGCACGTCTTTTTTTACGGCTGAGATATCATATTTAATATCTGCCGTGTTCTTGCTTATGATATCGAGTTTGCAATTTAACTCTGCATTCTCCCTTGCTCTGCTTTCGATATCTTTTGTGTCTGTTCGTTTGTTCCCGCGAATAGAAAAAAACATAGAACAAACGCTAAATACAATCGAGAAAGAAAGCGCAACAAGGCTTATGATGTTTGCTATCGTCATTTTTACCGCCTTATAATGTTTATTTCGCACACTACCCTCCACCTCTCAATGTGTGCGGCCTGCTGCCATAAGGCAACGCACAATCTTCTATGTATTACAAGATTTTTACAAACGGATAAATACCAGCAAACAACTCCTCTCTGTCTTTCCAGCTCCTACTTACGCCATTTTCCGAATAAGATGCCATGTATGACTCTCCTGCCTGAGAACGGTCGTAAACAACCAGATTCACAATATTTCCTTCGTACTTTTTCATATCCATTTCTATTTTTTCTTCTGTATAGCTATCTGGATACATTTTCCTTGAAACAATTTCCTGTTTTACCTGATCGATAAGCTGCTCAAGAAGTGGGTTGTCCTCCTTGCTGTCAAACACGACTGTGTCAGAATTTTCTGCGCTTTCAATATGGAATTGCTTTAATCGTATTTTTACCTGTTCCAATATTGAGTAAGCCATAAAACCCTCCTACAAATCGAAAATCTTCACAAAATGTTCCTTTATCGCGCTTCCCGTCATGGAATCTGCGTTTTCAATTCCATACTGCTTCGCGAGCGCTCTAAGATCGTCGACTTTCATCATGTTTATTTCTGTTTTTGTTTTCCGGAATTTTTCTGGATTTATTCCAGAGGCAGACACTTCCGCTTCTGGAATAAACTCACCTGCTTTGTACCATTTTCCGTTTCGCTTTACTGTGTATTCAGCAATCATTTAAGCCTCCTAAGCGACTTTCATAACCACAACGCTGTCCATTCCTTCAAAGGTAGGGAGACCGATCATTGACACTATGCAATGCGTATTGATTGGATGATTGGTCGCATATGTGTACACAGAAATACCAGTTTCTACGATAGACAGATTGCCGTCTGTAATACTTCCGCTTCTTTCTTCCGGAGTCTTTCCGAATACATAATCTCCCAGGTAAACGCCGCCAGACTGTGCGGAAATAATACCGGTTGGTACAAAATACTTTGTCTTCCCATCTGCAGGGTCTACATAAAGCTTGTCGTAAACCTCGATTTCAATTCCGTATCCACGCAGATATTCCGTTACCTGCGCCTGCTGCAGTCTGATTCCGCCGTTATAAGCAGTAATGCCCAGAACCTGTTTCTTGGTATCTTCTGCTTTCAGGACCATTTCCCATGTTTCCGTGTTCATGGTGAATCTTGTCAGGGAATAGCCAGTTTTCTTTGCGAATGCTCTTCTTTCTTCGATCAAGTCATCCAGCGGTGTTGCCGTTGCCGCCTCAGACCATTTATCTGTATCGCTACCGGAAATATCCACGAAGTGATCTGCTTTATGCGCCACTCCTCCGCCGCTTGTGTACTCGACTGTATAGCTCTTGTTCCCGATTGTTACAGGGATTTTCGGTACGCCGTCCTCAGGCGCTAACAGGTTCCAAATCTGTCGCTCCGGAACAACCATGGCGCCTTCGATCAACATCATTGGCTTCTTGCTGATCTCGCGAAGGACCTGATTCGCAAGGCCGGTGTTTTCTGCACTTCTGTAATTGTCGTATTCCTGTTCTTCTTTTTCTGTTACCATATATGACTCACGGTAAAGAGGCATTTCGTTCTGGATATCGGAGAACCCGCCAACATCTCTCAACTCTGCCTGTGCATCAAAATTAGATGCTTTAAGGGAAACAGGAAGTCCGCTTTTCCCCTTAATGAATCTCAGCTCCAGAGAATCCTGTTTTCTTGTGCCGAATTTCTGTCTTCCGAGATACGGTGCGGAGCCAAGTGTTTTTTCGTAGTTATTCCACATTACGCCAAGGCTTCTGGCTGTAAATGCTTCGGATAAAGGTAATGCCATCCTTAATTTCCTCCTGTTTTTTAGTCAAAAAAAGTAACTCTCGGGGTTGCAGCCTTTGCTGTTGCCTCAACAGTTACTCCATTTTCAGTCAGTTTTTTGTTGTCGATAGATCCCTGATAAACATAAGTTCCGGGAGCATCTCCCATCGTTACATCCACGTCCTCCAGCAGATATCCAACGCATTTGTTGTCGTTGCTAGGGAATGGTGTACCGGCCTTTACGATCTTATTACCATTCCCATCCGGACTTGATACCATCGTCTGCGGAACGATGCATGCCGCTCCTTCATACGGGAAAAATTTTAAAATACCTTTTTTCTGGGTGAAATCCCTTTCGATTGGTTTGCCCATTTTAACCTCCTTAAATCACATAATGATTCTGTGCTTCTGCTGATGCCGCCTGATTTCCGAAGGAGATCAGTTCTGCATTCTCAACATCGGCTGTTTTTTCTTTATTTCCGCCTGCTGGCCCACCATTCGGAACAGCTGCGCTTTTTGCGATTTCCTGTTCCTTTGCTTGTGCAG